TCCTGACCCAGACGGCACATAAGAGTCAATGCCAGAGAACCAGTTGTTACTCGTACCGCGAGAGTAGAAATACTGACCGCCAATTTTACCGCCAACAATTACATCGCCGTTTTCAATGTACGAGTTGGCTACCGCGCCAGTTACGCCATATAAGTGAAGTTTCGCGTTCGGCGAACCTGTACCGATACCGACATTACCAGAGCTGTCGATGCGCATACGTTCTGTCGATGCTGTGGCAAACGATAGGAATGAACCATTAAAGCCAACAGGGGAGAAAGTAGAGCTACCCCTGTTGTAAGATTGAACTAGCCCCTGATTTCCTGTATGCCACGGTGTTGAACCAGTGTAAATTAACTCCAGTCCTTCACCGCTTGCGGAAATTGTCGCGCCCTGCGCACGGATAGCACCGTTTACATCTAGCTTTGTTGAAGGCGAACTTGTACCAACACCAAGATTGCCATTGACAATCGTGCTTGCGCCACTAAAGGTTTTGATGCCTGCAATGGTCTGGTCGCCAGTAGTGTAAACGCCGTTGGTAACTGTGCTTGCATTACCCGTAAGTGCGCCGACAAAAGATGTTGCTTGTACCGTTCCTACAACAGTTACGGCATTTCCGCTTCCGCTTGTCTTATTAACATAAATAGCTTCATTGTTGCCACCTTTACTAATGTTTAGGGCAATTCCGCTTCCGCTAGTATGGTTTATTGTGGCTGTGTTACTGCTTCCGTTACTCGCAATGTTGAATGTGCCTGCAACATCTAAAGAATAAGATGGTGATGAAACATTTATACCTAGCTGAGAGCCATTGAAAACTAGAGTGCTTCCGCCTGTAACATACTTGCTTGCGGTAAGGTACAAAACACTATTAGCCGCGATGCCTGACAGTATTACATCGCTAGAAAAAGTCTTAGTACCGCCGATGGTCTGATTGCCTGTGGTGTAAACACCGTCGGTAACTGTGCCTGCGTTACCCGTAACGCTGATTCCCCAAGTTCCACTTGCTCCCGTACCAGTCTTAGACGGAGCATCGTTGGCAATTTCGGCGTTGACAAATGCGGTAGTAGCAACTGATGTGTTATTTGTACCAACAGCAAGAGTAGGAGCAAGTAGCGCCGTAAATGTCTTAGCGCCATCTATGGTCTGGTCGCCAGTAATATAGACACCGTTAGTTACCGTCCCTGCATTTCCCGAAACAGAGCCAATGATAGTGCTTGCAAAGTTTTTGTTGCCATAAATTAGTTGGTCGCCAGTAGTGTAAACGCCGTTGGTAACAGTTGCGGCGTTTCCTGATACGCTAACCGGCCAAGTACCCGTCGGAGTACCGCCAAGAGTCAAGTTTCCTGAACTTGTAACCGTTCCAGTAAGCGTTAAACCGCCATACCCGCCAGTTCCCGATACGCTTGTGACGGTACCCGAACCGTTTGTTTGATTTTCCCAAAGCCCATTGTTATAGGTAAGAACTTGGCCGTTAGTTACGCCGTTAATTCGCACATTGTGCAGTTCATCAAGTTCATAGCCGTTATCGACCTTGACAAAAATCTTACCTTGGTTGGCATGGGCGTAAATAACGAAGCCGACAATGACCGTGTGAATTGGGGCTTGCGGTCTTACATTAGTAATTCGGCCAGCAACAGTTCCAGACAGGTACAGAACATCGCCATCATTCCACGATTCGCCCTGAAGCGAACCCGTGGTATTGATGTTCGTAATGGTGCCGCCGGTGCAGACAAAGCCTTCTTGGTTATTGGCAATCGTTTCGTTGACAAGGCCGATGGTGTCGGCGGAGTTGGCGTCATTGTTGGCTTGCGCTAGTGCAACTTTTGGGCGTTGCCCTTGGGCGCCGCTAATCTTAACGCATTGGTAATTGGCGGCCGATAAACTAGAACCTATTTTATTAACGATGCGGATTACTTGTTTCTGGCCGATGTGAAGCGTTACGCTACCACCTTTTAAGCCAACATCAAGTGTTCCGTCTTGGTCGTTCCAAAACAGGCGGCCAACGGCGGTGGCTGGGGCGGCGACGGTGTCAAAGTCCACATAGTCGGCAAGGCTGATACCGCTGTTGATGCCAGTAGCGTCATCTTTGCTGACAATTTTGTTAGCCGGAAGCGTTACAAATACGTCCTTAACGCCGGCTGGGAAGTTGACTTTAGCATTTAGATTAGAAGACGCCAAAACTATGTCGCGGCTTAACGTGCCACTACCGACGGTTCCTACGCCGACTTCCCAATTATCGTTGCCTTCGGCAACAATGGCGTAGTACGTGGTATTGCCGGTTCCTATTGTAGAAAACGGCTCAAACGTATCCGAAGACCCACCTAAAGATATGGTTCCTAGCCCAACAGTTGTGGTTGTTTCTTTAACTCGGTCTTTCAATACCAAAGCCATTAAATTTCCTCGGAGTACAATTCAAGGTCAAGGCGCTCAAACACGCTAAACGGGTTTTCGTCCGAAATGTCGCTTTCGCCAATTAGCTTTTCACAAATTGCCTTTGTAACAAGCGCTTTCTTATCTAAAGCCTTTTCATACAAAGCATCTGCGGAAGCAAGAGCGTCAATATATCCATCAGCAAAATAGCCCGTTGAGCAATAGTGGCTGATAGCCCCGCCACCTTTTTTGCACAGCGCGGCGGTGAACATACCAGCCCCAGCAGTCGATAGCCCTTCGGATAGCGCTCTTGCCGCTGGAGCGTTAGCGGCTGTTACCACGAGTGTTGCAAACTTATAGCCTTCCATCAGTATGCTCCCGTGCGTTGATTAACCCAGCGCTCAACATTAGCCAGCTGTGTAGCTGTAAGCGTTTTGCCAATACAAACACCGCCGAAGTCGAGGCCGTTGTATGGCGAAGATGTACCGCCGCGTCGTCCGAAGTAAAGCGCGTAGTTGCCAAAGTTGCCTGTGCCTTGGTCAGAAGTAGATTGATTAACTTGAACGCCATTAACTCTAAGCAAACAAGAGTCGCCAGCAATATCAGCAATACCTGAAACTACATTTGTTATCGGGGCTATGTAGCCACTAGCTGTGAGTGATGACGCAACCGTCCCTTTGCAAAGCCATGCGTATGTAGCAGCACCCGCGCCGCCTGGGAAGGTGAATCGAAATGAGCCGTTGTTTGAACCCGTATCTGCACTCAATTCAACCGCAATGCCCTGAGCCGCATCACTCAACTTCCGCACCCCCATGACAACCGCCATCTTGTCTGTGCCGATGTCTTGGAATGTAGAGGCTGTGGAGCCAGCTTCAAGCTGTGCGCCCCAAATAAGGATGCCGCTTGTACCATCACCGGCAGTTGCAAAGAAAGACGCTGACGATGACGACCCGCCACTTATGTAAACAACCGCGCCTGCCGTCAAAGAAACAGTCATTGAACAGCGATACCAGCCGCCGCCTGCCGATTGAATTGATGCTACGCCAGCGCTTGCTACCACTCCGGCAGATAGGTCAAATGAAACATTGCCAGTAGGTGAAAGCAGTACAAGGTAGTTGTAGCCGTCTGCTTTAGCGTAAACGCTGAAAGTGTTGTTTCCACCTACAGCTACTCCGGTGTAGGCTAGATAATGACTGGCGGCGTTTGTGCTTGGAATAAACTTATCAGCAAGCGTACCGCCGACTGGAGCAGTCGCAGTATTCGCCGTTATTGTGGCTTCAGTTTTCCCCCAAGCCGCATTATCAAAAGCCGATGGAAATGTCAGCAAATTGCGTCTAGCCAAGCCATCGCTTGTGGCTGTTTCAAAATTAACAGAAGCCGTGGTCAGGAAGTCGTCAACGCCGTCATACTGGAGTCCGTAGGGGGCGGTGACTGCGGATGCTGATGCGTCTTGCACAATAATGTTATCCACATCAATGTAGTCACTTGCCACGCCAGCCGCGACATAGGGAACGATATAGGTGGTCGTTGCCGTAGCTGTGAAATACAGCGTGAAGTTGCCTGTTGCGCTCATTAACATTGAAGCAAATGACGCAGAGCCGTTGGAGTTATTCGATACCGAAATCCAGCCGTTAATGGTGCTCTTGGTAAAGTCTATCGTTATCCGATAAACGCCACCGATGACGGTTGTAATGCCCTGAATCGCGCCACCATTGGCGGCGATGTTGGTGATTCGCATACGGCCTGAAACGACAGACAGCGAGCCATTCGCGCTTCCAGTCCAGCCAGTCGTTGTGCCTCCAGCAAAGTCGCCATTGGTCACAATGTTTCCCCCTACGGGGGTTCCGCGAAGGATGGGCTTGCTGCCTGTGGTGGTTTGGTAGCGGTGGTTGCCGGGGAGTGCGCGAATTGATGACAGGGTGAAAGTGGTGGTTGCCACCGCGCCTGATGTGATGGTGATTGCACCGGATACAGGAAATAAAAATACCGTCGCTGTTTCGCTTGCCGCCAGCGTGTAAACAACAGCGCCAGCTTGACTACCTGAGCGCACATTGACGATTGTTGCGCCCGTATTTTGTATCGTCACGCGATACATGGTTGTATCGGACAGACCAAGAAAAATAACATAGGACTGGTTGGACGCATCCACGCGAGATACTGAGCCTGCGCCAGTTCCCGTGTTATAGGTCGCCGCCGTAGCCGTGCCGACCAATCCAATCGCGCCAGATGCGCGGAGTTCCGTGCCGAGAGCAAGATTGCCCGACTTATCCAGTTGCAAGCCCACAAGCCCGTTCACGAGGGCTGGCGTAGTGCCTGCGCTATCAAGGTAGAAACTGGTCAGGTCGTTGTTATCAAAGATGTAGCCCTTGTCTGTGCCGGAGAATAGGCTGATGGGGCTGAAGCCGCCGCCGGAAGCACCGGTAATCGCCGTCACCAACGGCGACAGAAGTGGCTCAGTCAGCGGTTGGAGAATCGGCGCAAGCCTCATTTTTCGACATCCGCACCAACAGCAGTTGCTTGCACCTCGCGGCGGACGCGATACGTGCCGAGGCCGCTAACCGTGACGCCCGGCGGGGACACGTCAGCAACGTACGAATAGTTGGTGCCGTCAAAACGCTGGAGGACCAGCGATTCGGTGGCGTCAACTGCGGCGCCGGATGCGCCTTTCAGATGGATGGTGGCCGGGGCGCCGGCGTCGACAACAAAGGTCGCGCTGTTGGCCGCAGTAGTGGCCGCAGACAGAAGTTCGGTACGAGTAGGCATATCAGTTCCTTAATTAACCAATGGGTCGTGTGCGCGCGCGAAGCGGGCCGCCAGAGTGCTTTGCGCGCTCATCGCTCAAGCGGATTTCTTCAAGAAGTTGGTCGGCCAATCCTTTCCACAAAGCAACGCGCTCGTCTTCTTTAAGATACGGAGCCGCATGGACAAGAGTGGCATACACGTACAGGTCTGGCCATGCCGTCAACAACCAGTTGGTCGGGTTTCCGTCAGACAACGCCGGAATCTTCATGTAATATGTCATGTCGATTTCGGTGTTGGCTCCAACCGGGGGGACAACTTCAAGTTGTTCGCCGACAATAGTGTAGGCGTCGGCGTTGGTTTCGCCGTAACGGTTGGCGCGGATACGGTCAGCTTGGTCCAGCGTCACGAAGTCCAGAACGCGGACGGGGGTGACGTTAAGTTGCAGATTGATGGCTTCCAGCCAATCCGTCGGGATTTGGATGTATTGCCCAGTCAAGGTGGCGTACGCGCGCTTGACTTGCTGGCGGGTGCGCAGTTCACGATTGAATTTCGCCTCAGCCAGTTGAATGAAATTGGGAATTGCCGCAGTTAAATCAGCGCGGTTGAGCCAATCGGCTACCGCTGTCTTCAACTCGGAATAGGTGGAAATGGCCATTAGATTTTACCCGGACGCATACGGAAGTAACGGTTTTCGCTGTCGTTCAGCCATTCTTTAAACTTTTTCTGGTCGTCAATAATGCCTTTGGCTTTAAGGTCAAAGTAAAGCGGAAGCGGGATGCTGGCCACTAACTGGCCTTCGCCCCACCGCGCTTTTTCATCAACGTTGTTATAACGCTGTTTGTTAAGTTCAAGGATATTTGTTACGTCGTGTTCCGTTTGAATGGTACATTCATCGGTAGCATCGTCGTAACTGAAATACCGCTTGGAGCCGGTAAGTGGGTCAATATCAAATAAGCGTTTATCAGTCATGGGAAGTTAGGGGCCGGGTTGGCCGGCCCCTTCCTTTTCTTCAGATTACGACAGGTCAGCGATTACGCCGAGGGCTTTTTGTTGCTTAACTTTCAGGCCCCACTCACCAACCAGCATACGCTTTTCGGCGTCGCCAGTTTTGGCCAGTTCAAATTGGGCAATCGGGCGGAGCCAAGCCAGTTCGCAATATTCCGGGTCCAGAACGAACGCATCACGGTTACGCTGGAAACGGTTCGGGACGATGGACAGCTGGCCGAAGTCAGACACGTAGATGTCAGCGGCACCGACAATAGCGGCCGTTTTCGGGGCGCTAATGTTGTAGCGGATGTCGGCGATGCCGGTGAAGCCAGAAGCAACAACTTTGTTGCCGGGGCCAACCATCAGCATCTTCGGGGTGCCGCCTTCGGTCCACACTTTCTGGATGACGTCTTTCAGCATGGCTTCGGTGAAAGCGCGCTGGGTACCGTCGGTAGCGGCGGCGTTCACCAGACCGTTGGACACAGTCGGGTTAGCACCCGGAGTAGCGCCGGTGGAACGGTTGGTGTTGGTGCGAAGGAACGCCGGCAGACCAGCGGTACGACGGGCGGTGGACGGCATGGAACCGGCAACAGCGGCTTGGTTAGCCAAAGCCGACGATTCGATGTCGCGCTTCAGTTCGGCGCCGCGCTTGGACAGCTGATAGGCGATTTCCGAACGGCGACCAGCTTTGTCCAGCTTTTCCAAGGTACCCGAAATCAGGACATTTTTACTGCTGATTTGGGTGTAGTTGGCCAGACGGTCGGTGGCAACAGCGGCGGTGAACGTGGTGACGTCGTCGCCTTCAACGATGGCGTTGTCGGAAACAGCGGCGGCCAGTTCGTCAACTTGCCATTCGTAAATGGTGTTGGCGGCGGTACCACGGCCAATGTTGCTGGTGAACGGGGTTTCTTCCGGCGAGATGTTGTAGATGACATTGGCGAGGTCTTCGCGGATGCCCTTTGCGTCGTAACGCGAGTAGGTGTTGGTAATAGCAGTCATGTTAATTCCTTAAAAAGTGAAGTTAGAGAAGTTTTTCAATCAGACGGGCGGCGTCTTGGACGCGACCCGTTTTGGCGAGGCGTTGCCTATCACGATTCGCGTCTGAAGTAACTTTACCCACTTTGGCTGAACCCGGCTTGGATACAGGAACCGTTTGTTTCGGTTTGGCCTGACTCCGCTTGGCAAGCATTTCATCGTACTTCATGGCTTTATACAAGCCAAGAACCGCACGATGGTCGGTGACGGCATCTAATTCTTCCGCCGAAAATCCGAGTTTTTGAGCATATTCTTTAACTTTAGCACGTTCGGCGCTGGCTACTTTCGCGTCTTTCCATGACGGCATACGCTCCAGCAACAACTCACGTTCTTGGGTCAAATGATGCTCAAACTGCTTAACTTGCTCGTTCTGGTGCAACTGGTTAAGTCGGGACTGCTCGGCTTGAATGGCCGCTAATTGTTCCTGACGGTGTTGCATCTGAACGCGCCATTTGCGTTCTTCCTGAATCGCGCCAATGGGGTCTTGTTGGTACAAAGTTTCCCAATCCGGCTCTTGATTCGCCATCGCGTGTAACTGTTGTTGCAACGCGGGTAAAAGTTGTTCGTACTGCGAACGTTCTTCCCGGATAACACTCAACTCGGCTTCCAAGGATTTACGTTCCTCTGCCACTTGCTGAGTTTTACGGGTATAGTCCGACTGGCGCAGATAACCTTTCTTGAGTTCGTCAACCGTAACCTGTTTGCCGTCGAGTTCGACAACAATTTCTTGAGGTTGGTCTTCTTGCTCGTCTGGCTCTGCTTCCTCGTCGTACTCGGAATCGTCGTTGTCGGGGTCTTCGGGTGCCTCGCCGTTGTCCTCGACATCATCGGATTCTTCTGCGTCGGAAGTTTCCTCGTAGGAATCTTCGTCTGCTTGCAACGCTTCGTCCTGTTCTGGGGCTTGGTTGTCGCCATCTTGGGCGGCCAGCATACTAGAAATGGCACTTTGCGCTTCGCTGATACCGATTCCACCGCTAGGTAGTGTGTCGGATTTGCTCATATTGTAACACCTTTTTGCAAAATGGGCTTATCGCCCGAATCGGTAGCCAGCCACTCGACTGGTGAATTCCGAGAGCTTCTCTAACCGCGACTTGGTAAATTTACCGTTTTCCGCCGCGATTCGTAGGTGTTCTCGGACTTCTTGTAAAACCTGAAGTTTCAGGTACAGCTTTTCGCGCGCCTCGACTTCGAGAGGTGAAGTCGTGGCCCACGCATTAGTGATATGGGTCGCCACTTTCTCAAAAGATTCTTTGAAAAGTTCATGGTTTAGTAAACGCTCGGCTTCAGCGCCGCGACGGATGATGTCTTCAGAGTTGTCCATTCATTCCCTCGGGCGGCATTTGGGGTGCGGCTTGGGCTTGTAGCTGGGCTTGGAGCGCGGCCATCTGCTGTTGGTTGACAGCGTTCATAGCGGCGCGGTCACGGTCAACCATCGCTTTGATTTCGGCGGTGTTGACTTGGGCGTTATACTTAAGTTCCAGTTCCTTGGCGCGAAGCATAACTTCGACGTCCAGCTTGTCATGCTCAAGGTCGTCCTTGGCCGCCGCTTCTTGCTTCTTGAGTTCAAGTTCTTGCTGTTGAAGCACAATCTTGTCGGCTTCGGCCTTGGCTTGCGCTTGGGCAAGGATAAGTGCCGGGTCCGGCGGTGGCGGTTCAGGCGGGGCGGGCGGAGCCGGCGGGGTCTTGGCCGGGTCTTTGAAGAACTCCTCGGAGTTTTTGAAGCCCGCCATGTTGACCATCTTGGCCAGCGTGTTGCGGTACTCTTGGATGCCTACCAGCGGGTTGTCAAGGCCCACTTGCGCCAAAATAGCTTCTTGCTTGGCGGCAATCTGGCCCAAGAACATCATACGTTCGTCATCATTACCTCGGCCAAAGCCGACGTTGATAACGACATCCATATCCGCCGGCCACAGGCTCGGGTCAACCGGAACCCACTCGTTGCGCAGTCGAATGATGCGCGAACGGTTCTGGTGCTTCTTCATCAGACCCAGAAGGCCCTTATACAGATTCTTCAGGCCCGCGGCGAAGTGGCGGGCAATCATCTCAATCTGCTGTTGCGATGCCGACAAGGTGGCCGATACAGCGGCTTTGGTGCTGGACTGAAGGGCGTCGGCGTCAAGACCGGCGGCGGCTTTGGAAATACCCGTACGGTTTTCCTTTACTTCGTCCATGTAGGCCAGCACCGGCATCGCGGCACCGCCAAGGAAGTTGGTTTCAAACGGCGTCACCATACCCGGAGCGCGCTGACGGATAATCGCGCCGACTTCGTTGTTCAGCACGTCGTCGATATTGACTTGGCCGTCCACAACGGCGGTACGCGGGTTGATGGACTGCGCCAAGGAATCAAGCATACCCCGCATGAGGTGGGACTTGATTTTTTGGATGTCCATAACCGCTTCGGCCACGGAGTAGCCAAAGAACAGATGGGGTTCTGGGTCGGGGCAAAGAACGGCAAACGGAGCCTCGTCGGCAGGCTCGTTCATCACCACGTTGTAGGCACCGCCCATCGTGCAGACGCGGCGCAGTTCGGCGATACCGTCGCCGTCATAGTCGTAACGCACCCACGATTCGATGTAGAGGACGCGCTTGACGATGTCGGAGTAGTCGGTACCATACTGGTCGGTACGGGCGAGGAACTCGTCGTTGTCGTCTAGTTCGTTGCCGCTGGTGGTATAACCCTCAACAACTTCTGGGTCGTAACCCATGGCAACCAGTTCGGAAACAGTTTTCATCGAACGGTGGCCGACCAGCTGGGCGTCATCAATGGTACGCGCGCGCCGGTCAATGATAAATTCTTCCGGAGGCACAGCGCAGATAACGATGCGGTTGGCGGCGGTCTTGCGGTTGACCCGAACGTCAAACAGTTGCGGGATTTGAACCGGAACGGCTTCGCCAGTAACCGGGTCGATAGTCGGCTCAATCGGAGCCACGCGCTCGGCGTCGGGGTCGTCATACTGAGCCAGCATTTCGACTTCAACGCCTTCTTCGTCGTACAAGGCGGTCAGTTCAGTTTCGCCAAGACCAGTATATTCGGCGGAACTAACCGAAACGGAGTCGTCCCAATACCATTTCAGGATGCCGGACTTGCGGACAAGGGCGTCCTTGAAGGCCGCCGTAAAGATGGAAAAGCCGTCATTGTCCG